AAGGAATGGTATTGCCTGGCGGTGTTCAGTTGAATGGTAGACAGATATTTGAAGATGCACGACAAGAAATAGAAGTAATTCGTCAACGAATATATAATGAGTATGACACACCACCAGACTTCTTTGTAGGATAACATAATGGCAACGAACCCGTATTTTAAACAAGGTGTTCGTTCTGAACAGACCGTTTATGAGGACATTATCATTGAAGCCCTCAAAATGTATGGTCAGGATGTGTATTACCTTCCACGAGAAATCATCAATCAAGATAACATCTTTCTTGATGACGTACCGTCACGTTTCGGTTCTTCTTATAAAGTTGAAATGTATATTGAGAACACCGAAGCATTTGATGGTGAAGGTGACCTGTTCACAAAATTCGGTATCGAATTAAGAGACCAAGCTAATTTTGTTGTTTCTAGAAAGAGATGGAAACAACTTGTCGGTACTCGTCTAGCTGAGAACAACTTCCGTCCTCGTGAAGGCGACCTAATTTATCTGACACTATCTAAATCTATATTTGAGATACGTAGAGTAGAAACCGAAACTCCATTCTATCAGTTATCAAATCTACCCACATTCCGTATGCAGTGTGAGTTATTCGAATATAATGACGAAGACTTTGATACAGGTATTGATGATATCAATAAAGTTGAAGAAGAGTCAGCATATCAAATTTCATTGACAATGGATTCTGCGGCAGGATATGACATTGGAGAAACCGTTACTCAGGTATTTGAAACATATAGTATGAAGGGTGAAGTTATTGATTGGTCTGATTCTGATGGTATTCTTCAACTTGCACATGTTGGCGCTACCGATGGTAAGTTCCACACATTTAACACATCAAGACTTATCACTGGGGACACCTCTGGTGCGAAAGCAAATGCAACACTAGTCGCTGAACTACAGAATATTCAAAGAGATGCACAGAACGCTATCTTTGATGATTTTGAAGGGGACTTCTTGGACTTCAGTGAGTCTAATCCATTCGGAGACATATCATAATGTTTGGCACATGGTTTTATCATAAGAGAGTAAGAACAGCCGTATCTGTATTTGGTTCGATGTTCAACAACCTATATGTTCTAAGACAGAACAGTTCGGGCGAAACTATTTCTCAAGTAAAAGTTCCGTTATCCTATGCACCCAAAAGAAATTTCATCTCACGATTAGAAGAGATGAGTAAGGGTGAGGATGCAGAACGTAGGGTTGCAATCAAGTTACCTCGAATGTCGTTTGAGATTACGAACATGCAATATGATGCAACTCGACAGTTACCCAAGAACAATAATATCTCATCCCTCGTTGAGAACAGTATCACAAGTAGACGTAAACTTTATACGTCCACCCCATACACAATATCATTTCAATTAAATATATATGCTAAATCACAAGACGATGCACTACAAATTGTAGAACAGATTCTACCATACTTTGCACCACAATATACTTTAACTATTAAACCCTTTGCTGATGTCGATACTTTGACCGAAGACGTTCCCGTTACATTATCGGGAGTCACCTTTCAAGATGACTTTGAGGGTTCGGTTGAACAACGTAGAACAATTATATATACATTAGACTTTGAAATGAAAATCTCTCTATATGGCCCAGAGTCTAATAAGAATATTATTCGTGATGTACGTAGTAATTTATTCTTACAGGAAGCTGGATTATCTGATAGTGATGTGTATATCAAAACTATAAAGGTTACACCAGACCCTTCAACCATAAGTGCGGATAGTGATTACGGATTTGTTGAAACCGACTTGGATAGTGCATAATGAGTGATAATGAAAAGAATATAAAAGACGACTACACCACCTCCCGTGACACCTATCACGATATAATTGAGAAGGGACGGGAGAGTATGGACTTGATGATTGAAGTCGCACGAGAGAGTGAACACCCCCGTGCCTTTGAGGTGTTGTCTGGCATGATGAAGAACATGGCGGATGTCACTGATAAACTGATGGACTTGAATAAGAAACACAAGGAAATCAATCAGACAGACGAACCCAAACAAATTGGTAACACAACCAATAACCTGTTCGTAGGAACTACTACAGACCTACAGAGACTTATACAGAATGAGAGAGTGGAAAAAGTAATAGATGTTGAACCCGAATCAGAATGAAAGTTATCTTGGCAATATTAATGTCAAGCGTGATGGAGTTCAACACAATTTTACTGAAGAAGAAGTCAAAGAATATATTAAGTGTTCTAAAGACCCTGTATATTTCTGTAAAAAATATCTAAAAGTTATTTCTCTTGATGAGGGTTTAGTACCCTTTACACTTTATCCCTATCAAGAGAAAATGTTTGACCACTTCAATAACAATCGATTCTCTATCGTACTTGCGTGTAGACAGTCTGGTAAATCGATTAGTTCCGTAGGATATATAATCTGGTTTGCTTGTTTCCATAGTGAGAAGACTATTGCGATACTAGCAAACAAGGGTGCAACTGCAAGGGAGATGTTGGCTCGTGTTACACTCATGTTGGAAAATCTACCATTCTTTTTGCAGCCTGGCACAAAGGCACTCAACAAAGGTTCGATTGAGTTTAGTAATAATTCTCGTATCATTGCCGCTGCTACCTCTGGTAGTTCCATTAGGGGTATGTCTGTTAACCTACTATTTCTTGACGAGTTTGCCTTTGTGGAAAGAGCAAATGAATTCTATACTTCTACATATCCAGTTATCTCAGCAGGTAAAGATACTAAGGTTATCATTACATCAACTGCAAACGGTATCGGTAATACGTTTCATAAGATTTGGGAAGGGGCGGTACAGAAGGTAAACGAATTCGTACCATTTACCGTTAACTGGTATGATGTGCCTGGACGTGACGAAGAGTGGAAAAGACAAACAATTTCCAACACGTCTCAGTTACAGTTCGACCAAGAATTTGGTAACACCTTTTTTGGTACAGGTGATACACTAATCAATGCCGAAACACTGTTATCATTTAGAGCATTCAACCCAAAAGAATTTCTTGAGGGTGGCGACTTATTAATATATGAACGCCCAGACAAAGACCATGAATATATCATGACTGTGGACGTATCAAAAGGAAGAGGTCAGGATTATTCTACGTTTAACGTAATCGACATTAGCACGAGACCGTTCAAACAGGTTGCTGTCTATCGCAATAATACTATATCTCCAATACTCTTTCCTAATATTATATATAAGTACGCAAATCTCTACAACGAGTCATATGTTGTTATCGAATCAAATGACCAAGGAACATTGGTCTGTCAAGGACTGTATCAAGACTTAGAATACGAGAATATCCATATGGAATCTGCCGTCAAAGCAGACCGTATTGGTATTGAAATGAATCGAAAAATTAAACGATTGGGTTGTTCTGCAATCAAGGATATTCTAGAGAATACTAAACTAAATATTATTGATGAGAATACCATCATGGAAATCTCTACTTTTGTGTCAAGGGGTCAATCATACGAAGCTTCGGATGGTAATCACGATGACTTAATGATGAATCTAGTTATGTTTGGTTACTTTGTATCATCTCAATTCTTTGCTGATATGACTGATATTAACCTAAAAGAACTCATGTTTGCGAAGAAGATGAAAGAAATTGAGGATGATGTACCACCCGTAGGTTTCATTGATGATGGGTTATCCCAAGTCAGAGAAGAAGAAGAACAGAAAACGGCAGGTTGGCATACGTTCGAAGGTATGGATACTGGTGTGGAAGAATGGTAATGTATAAATAAAGGTATGTGAATATAATCGTATTATGAAAACTTATAATTAAACTAAAGGAAAAAAGTTATGGCTCTTTTTACACCCTCTGCTTCTCCTGCTGTAACAGTAAAAGAAATTGACCTGACGGGCGTAGTGCCTAACGTTCAAACTTCTACTGGTGCAATTGTAGGAAACTTCGGTTGGGGGCCTGTTGGAGTTGCGACTCTGGTTTCAGATGAATCTGGACTAGTTAGCACTTTCTCGGCACCGACTGACGAAAACACAGTAGATTTTCACTCTGCTGCGTATTTTTTAAGATATTCTAACTCACTCTATGTTGTGCGTGAGCAGGACAGTGATGGCGTTAATGCTGTCGCAAACCACACCTCCCTCGGTTCATTGACTGCACAAGCAATCAATAATCTAGACGCATTCGAAGGTCTGTCGCTTGACAGTTCTGATGGTGCATTCATCGCTAAGTACCCAGGCGAACTAGGTAACTCTCTAAAAGTTTCTATTGTAGGAACGGATAGTGCCGGCGGCGCCACAACCAACTTTAATAGTTGGGCATATAAAGACCAGTTTGATGCTGCTCCAGGCACTTCAACCTTCGTATCTAACCTCGGTGGTAGTAATGACGAAATCCACGTTGCGGTTATTGACGAAGATGGTGAATTGACTGGAACCGCTGGAACAGTTCTTGAAACATTCCCGTTCTTGTCCGTTGCTAAAAACGCAAAGGCATCTGACGGTACATCTAACTACTATAAAGATGTGTTAAAGACTCGTTCAAATTGGGTATATGCTGGTGGATTCCATACGGGTGACTCAGATAGTCTGAGTGACTTTGTAGGTACAAACTGGGGTAATAACGCAACAACAACTGGTGAGAACTTTGCGACTGGACAAAACTTCAGCGCAACTCAAAACACTTGGTCATTTGCTTCTGGTGTTACTTCAAGTTCAATCGGAACTGACGACATTATGCGTGGTTACGATAACTTCAACGACAAGGATAATATCGAGATTGACTTCTTGATTAGTCCTGAGTCTGTGTCAGATGCAACCGCAACAACTGTGGTCAATGATTTGGTAAGTATTGCAACTGTTCGTAAAGACTGTGTGGTTACTGCCTCACCTTCTCGTGCTGCTGTAGTTACAACTGGCACGAACGCTGCTGTTCTTGCTTGTAACAACACATACACCAAGTCTTCTTACTTGATACATGACAACAACTATATCAAAATATTTGATAAGTATAATGACAAATATATTAAGATTCCTGCTAACTCCTCAACTGCGGGTCTCATGGCTGCAACCGACTTAGTCGCTGCACCGTGGTACTCTCCTGCTGGTGCTAGACGTGGTAGATATCTTGGTATTACAGATATTATTGTGTCTCCAACTAAAGTAGAAAGAGACGCACTATATAAGGTAGGTATCAACCCTATTGCAAACATCCCTGGCGAAGGCGTTATGCTCTTCGGTGACAAGACTAACGAATCAAGACCTTCTGCATTTGACAGAATCAATGTTCGTAGATTGTTCCTCGCTGTGGAACGTGCAATTAGTATAGCTGGTAGAAACGTAATGTTTGAATTCAATGACGAGTTTACTCGTGCAGAATTCGTTAACATCGTTGAACCGTTCTTACGTGAGATTCAAGGAAGACGTGGTATCACTGACTTCCGTGTAGTCTGTGACGCAACGAACAATACACAAGCTGTGGTTGACCGTAATGAATTCATCGCAAGTATCTTCATCAAACCTGCACGTTCTATCAACTATGTAACATTGAACTTTGTTGCTGTTAGAACTGGTGTAGACTTTGAAGAAGTTGTTGGCACAGTTTAAGGAGTAGGAAAAATGGCAATATTAGGCGTAGATGATTTTAAATCGAAACTCAGAGGGGGCGGTGCTCGTCCTAATCTGTTTAAAGCGACCGTCAACTTTCCAGGCTATGCAGCGGGAGATGTAGAACTTACATCTTTCCTTTGTAAGACTGCTCAGTTGCCAGCGTCCGTAATGAATGTGTTTGAAGTTCCGTTCCGAGGTCGTCAATTAAAAATGGCAGGCGATAGAACATTTGAACCTTGGACAGTAACCATTATCAATGATACTGACTTCAGCATCCGTAACGCTATGGAACGTTGGATGAACGGTATCAATGCCCACCAAGCTAATACTGGTCTGAGTAATCCTATTGATTACCAATCAGACTTGATTATTGAGCAGTTGGATAGAGATGGTGAAACACTCAAAACTTATAACTTCCGTGGTTGTTTCCCGACTAATGTCAGTGCAATCGATGTGAGTTATGAGACTGTAGATGCTATCGAAGAGTTTACAGTTGAGTTCCAAGTTCAATATTGGGAATCTGATACCACTAGTTAATCTAGTTATAGATAGAGGGGTAAGGGGATAATCTCTTACCTCTTTATTATATACATTGAAGGTACATAAATGGCAGAACAAGACAATAGTATTCTCAAACTATTTGGTTTTGAAATCAAGAGACAAGACTCTAAATCAGACCAAAAAGAAAAAGAGAAGTTAAAATCAATTGTTGCTCCCACCGATGAAGATGGTGCGGGGTATGTTACTGCGTCTGGTAGCCACTACGGTCAATATATTGACATGGAAGGTAGTCAGGCAAAGGACAACCAACAACTCATTATGAAATATCGTGGTGTCGCATCACACCCTGAAGTAGATGCAGCTGTTGAAGATATCGTTAACGAATCAATTGTTGGTTCAGAAATGGATGTCACATGTGAATTGAATCTGGACAAAGTAGACGCACCAGATAGTATTAAAAAACAAATGACCGAAGAGTTCAACAACGTTTATGGTATGTTGAAATTCACCGATTTGGGTCATGACATATTCCGTTCATTCTATGTTGATGGTCGTATCTATCACCACCTCGTAGCGAATGAATCAAATCTTAAAGCTGGTATCCAAGAAATCAGAACGATTGATGCCGCAAAGATTCGTAAAGTAAAAG